ATAATGACCTGCGCCTTTACTGGCTTTAAAGAGTTGAAGTGATGTCGCTTCAGCTCTTTTTTTTAATCCATTATTGGTTTTAGTAATCTTGCCAGATTACCGCGAGCCCAAAGCACGGCGGCGCAAATCAGGACGTTCACCAGTACCACAAACCAGTGTGATTCATGGTACAGGCCGAACAGGTAACGAAAAGGGACGCTGGCGTATACCAGCACAGTGAAATAAGCCATCAGTGATATCAGAGGGCGATGTCTCGCCCCACCGCGCTGGTAGAACATTAGAGCAACGACGATCACTCCACTGATAAGAGCATTCGCCACCGCACTCGGATCACTTGTTACCATTGCTGGTCCCTCCTCCGCGTAAGCGAGAAAGAATTCCAAACAGGCTGCCCAAATCCTGACTGTTGACGAACGTCAGCAGCTTAATAGCAATAGCGGCTACGATAACCGCCCCCAGCGCATCAAGTGGCCTGTCGCTATAACCCGTCCATTTGGAGAAGTAAGAGCCAAGCAGAGGCGCGCCGATAACGCCAAAGATGAATGATGTGATGAAGTATCCAACCAGCTTAAGCCGGGTGATGTTTACCGCCGTTGCAACATAAAAAACAGCGCCTGCAAATGCACCAAACACCACTCCGTAATCAATGCCGGTTGCCAGGCCAAACATGCTGGCCCCCATCAGACCACCAGCGGCTACCGTAGTGCCAGAAACAGGATCGGACATTAAGACCCCTCGTATTGCTGTGAGTCCTCTCAGAAATGAGGGGAATAAAAAAAGGCCCGCTTATTCAGCAGGCCTAACTAAGTTGGAAAATCTAAGTAGGTAGGTGATTTACCTAGCCATCATCCATTTATCATCTGTGTCGAGCAGAGTCACTTCCCGGTCAGGATATCCATTGAGGGCTTATGGCTTGGTTCACGATTTAAAGATAGCACCAGTTCTGATACACATGAAAAAGAACACAGAATTGCAGGCTAAAATAATTCTGGTGGCATCAACGGCCCGCTTAGAACCTCAGCCTCGCCGTTGTTGCAAAGGTCATCACCCTGCGTCAAATGCCACACCCCTGTGATTTCCTGACCCGTTTCAAGGTCATCGGTCACGTCGTTGGTGTAGTACGCAACCTGCACTCTGCCGGTATGATGTATCCAGTAGAAACCTTCTTCCATAACTCCCGTCTTATTAGTCTCTGTTCCGCCTTATGCGTTCAAGTATGGGTGATTATGGATAAAAGAGATATGTGAGAGAGTTTGTGGCGCCGGGTGCCTCCCGGTGACCTCACCCCGTGTCAGTAAGGCCGCGAGCATATCTGCAATTCACAGTCGACAGGAACGCCCTTTCGCTGAGAAAGGATTCGCCACAGGCATAATTTTGCGTAAATTATTCTCGCCGTCAATCAAGGATACAAACCCACAGATAAGTCTTCCTGCCATCGTCTACGGGAGAGGCTCTGTGATTTAATTGGGCCTAGCTAGATGCGGGGATTAACCCCCCCCCTATTGGCTGCCCCAGAAACAACAAAACCCCGCCTGAGCGAGGTTTTTGAATTTGTCTGATAAGGGCTTCTCAACGCTGCCATCGTGGCGCAGCTCTGCCAAGCATGAATGGATTATTCACTTTTCTGGCCCGTTTTCAACACCTCTTTGAAAATTTTCGACGTGTCCCTCAATGTTTCTCTACTTCGATCTGCCGGCGAACGGCCAGAAACACCTTCGCCTGAAATATCTCAAGGCACCAGCGAACACGCTTACGGGCCTCGCCGTTAGTCAGCCATGGGGCCACGGCCTGAAGCTCTCGGGTGATGTCTGAAATCTTCTTACGAGTGGTGTAAAACTGCAGCCCGACCAGATAAACGGGATCTTGAGAGTCGAAGGTTGCCAGCATTACCTGTTCGATAAAGTCCGAGTCATCGCGGCGCTCGCTATCATCAATCAATTTTGACAGGGTAACAGGCCACAGAATGGCTTTAGCGCGCAGCGCAGCCTGAACCCCACGAAACCCTTCTTCACGGGCTGTAGCCAACGCCTCGGTAATCCGGGAAAGCTGGGTATCCGACCACTCTGATTGCTTTACCTCAGACCAGAACTGGCTGCAGTTCTCCAGCCGATACTGGGCACGAGTTTTCCCTCCAGCAACTTCCCCCCAAACCGTAAGCAACGACTTAATCCATCCAGACTGCACGCCCGTTAATGGTTTGAATTTACCGAGCCAGCTTTTGCGTGGTGCTGCAGCTGCTTTACCTAGAGCCTCTACGTGATTGCGGCGTTGACGTGGTGTCATCTGTAACTCTCCTTACGCCAGAACGCCGAGCGCGTAGGCCCGGTCCAGCAAATTAATAATCAGTGCCGGTTGCGCGCCATACTTGCGCTCAAACTTGCCCGGGTCGTTATGCAGTTCCGTGTGATGAATTCGGCAAAGCGGAATAACTAAAATGTCGTGGGCCTTCGTTGCCATTCCACCCTGCCCCCATCCGATTAAATGATGAGGATCGTCGGCACGCTGGCCGCAGCATGCACATGGCTGTGTTTTAACCCAGGCCAGGTAGTTGGAGTTCTCCCAGCGGATGCGCTTGGGGCGCTTCATAAAGGTCAGCGGTGATTCAGGTTCAACAATGGTCACTACCTCTGGTTTAGGCAGGGGCATCTCAGCAACTCTGTCCGCGATAATGCTGGTGGCCGGTACACTCGGTACGATGTCACTCTCCCGATTGCTCTCTCTTTCCTGAGGTAATCGAAGTGCATTTCTGGCGACAGAATCTGGCAGCTCGCCAAACACCCTTTTGATAACGGCCCACCAGCACAATTCTGCCAGGGAGAGCTGACGTGTCTTATCGAGCAACACCGAACTTCGGATTGTATCCAGAACCCAGTCGATGACGTTCTGGCGTGCCAGTTCTGCCAGCGCCTCGGTATGCTGCTCACGAAGCTGGTTATCACAATGACCGCACAGGCGAATCGCGCCAGGCTGATGCCGCATGATGGTCAATTCGTGATAGTGGTAATCGCTGTGTTCGTTCTGGCAGTGCCCGCCGGCGTGGTTGAGAAGCCAGTAGTCGAGGCCGGAAAGGCCACCAGCGGCCGCAATAACCTTTTTGTTGAGGAAGAACGGGCGAAGCGCTGGCTCACATGCCAGCGGCTGGAGAGCATCAGGAACGCGGCCAGTGGCATAGCTGCTCATGCTCTCGGGCTGGCGCTCCACCAGCACCCTGCCACTGCTGAAAAGGCTCATAAGCTCACTACCCGGCTTAAGCAGAACCACGCCAAGTTCACGGGCAATTACCGGCTTCAGTAATGCCCGCATCAGATGATCTCCTTGATGATGATCTGCCCTTCTTTTCCCCAGAGCTTCGTTACGCGGGAATCCCAGATGTGAGAGTCATCGGTAAAGAGGGCGTCCATTAGCGCTTTTTCCAGATTATCTTTGTCTGGCTTGCTCTGATGAGGTTTGCCGTCCATTTCTGCGCGTTTCTTCTTGCTCCAGCTCTTCGGCATCGGGATGACGAAGGTAACGTGGGAGTTTGACTCTGGCAGTACCACGCCCAACAGCCTGACGTGATCGCAAAAGGCGCGGTAGCGCATGACTTCCGGTCTCTGCTTCCACTTATCAGCGCGAGTCATTCGAGGTTTGCCCATCGGCACAACGTCATAAATTCTCATGATCGGTCCCACGCACGGGAACGCATGCTTTGCGCTGTTTTTGGATTGGACTTTTGCAGGGGCAGTTCTGCGCTTACGATCCAGTATCGCGGATCCGTGTCGAGGGCTTTTTCTACGCGAACGCCCTTTTCGCGATACCGCTCGACCAGCACGTTCGCTTCTTCAGTGGTCAGGTTATCGTGGGTGAACCAGCTCTTCTTCATGCCTGCCACCAGTGAGCTGCAGACAATAAAAGAAAGCTGGCCCCGGATGGGGTCAGTTTAAGAAGGATTTTGGTAGGTTTTTGCGCCATGGTATCTCTCCAGTGGCGCAGCAGGTATAGGTTGTTCAGGCCTATATGTTCATAATATCATAGATGTATAAATTAGCATTACCAACCGAAAAATGGTTTGTAGAGACTAATGCTCCTAAGACAAATCAAATACCAGTTCTTTGAACTGCAAGATGGGAAAATTTTAACTAGAGAAAGTTATGGTATTGATTATTGGTGGGTTAAACATCATGTCAAGTCTCTCTTAACTGATCATTACTTTAAAAAGCCTACGCAAAAGGATTATGATTATGCTGGATTTCATTAAAGATATTATAGATTCATTCAGGCAAAGTTCATTGGAACGAGTCAAGAGCCCCTTCCTGGGAGCATTTGTTTTCTCCTGGATTGCATTCAATTGGCAACCACTTATAATTTTAGTGTTCAGTGAAAATAAAATTGAAAAAAGGTTAGGCGTTATAAACGACCATTACGACATAGGTTCTTTTTTGCTGGGACCTATTTGCACCGCAATGCTTATAACTTTTCTACTTCCTCAAATAAATAAAATAATCACAAAGCTCCAAGATAAACCTAATTCAGATACTATTGAATTAACACTTACGTCTAAAATCCGCGTTGCTGAACTGCAACAATCAATTGCAGAAATTGAAGCCAAGAAAAAACTCGCGGACAAAAAAGAAGAAAAATACATCGAAGAAAGCATTTACAGGATAAAAGAGGAAAATGAAAAACTTAATGAGCAATTATTGAGCGCTGATTTAACAATAACCGATTTAAACAGCAAATTAAGCGAAGCTATAATCGATGCCAACAATTACAAATCCCTGTTGAACGCTGAGAAAGAAACCAGAAGCAAAGCTGAGCAATCAGTTTCAAAATTGTCTGATGCCAATATTTCACTTAATACTCAAATCAGAGAGCTAGACGTTAAAATATCTAGTTCCGATTCAGTCATGAGTAGTCTGCTGAAGGAGAGGGACATTTACTTAACTCAAATTGAAAAATTCAAAGAGAAACTAAATTCATATCAAGACAAATTAAATAATTTAAAACTTGATTACCCTTCTATTTTTCATGGGCGAATCATTGATGGTTATTATGATATAGAAATCTCCGAGCAAGCAGAACAAAAACTTCAAGAATTAAACCAGTATCTATCGGTTAATAGTTTTAAAGAAAAATTTGACAGCAATAATAATTTAAACTTAAAAGGCACTCATTCTAATTAAAGAATAATATATTCCTGAATTTTCATTTTTTGTTGCGCCAGCATTATGACTGGCGCTGTAATTTATTTCAACAACTCTTAAAGGTATTATATTCAGAATTTCGCAAAATTGTGTATCCCGCTTTCTCCAGCATCTGCGTAAAGAGTGTTGGTGTGCCTACTATCTCATCTCGCTGGAGCGGCATAAAAGACACTTCATCGCCACGCCTGTACATCAGCGCTCGCTCACATTCAGGAAAGGAGTGCAGGCGTGCAACGATAACCCCATCGTGACACCTTATGATCGCATATCCCTTTTTTGGAAATTCTTCTTTCTGTTCCACCAGTCCCCCTTCAGCCTAGCAAAGTCATTGAGTGCTGTTTCAATAAAACCAGTCGTCAGCGCTTTCCCAAGTCTGCTGAAGGATTTCTTCAACTTTCTTTTTAACTTCTTTCTCCCCACCGGAAACACTCAAACCATCCATACCTGCGCGCCGAATAGTCACCGAACAATCTTCAAACTCATTTTGTAATCGTTGGCATAATTCTTTTTGAAGCGCCGGGAGTGCGCCGTCTGGAAGTTTTTTTGTGCAATCAATGGTTAACTCAACTCTCATTTTTCCCTCCTCGCCGATTTACTGTATGTTTATACAGTAATTTTATAACCCTATTAACAAGGGGGATTAATTGCCGCCGTTGCCAGCATGAAAATCTTCGCGGGGAGCGAAGTCTCGATATTCACCCTGGAAAAAGCCTATTCGGCTGGCATCACGCCGGAGCAGTCGCTGGGG